ACCTGCACCTTCCCTAAGTTTTTCAGCTGGTATGGCAAACCTTTGTTCGGCAGCACCTACTATAGCTTGAGTACGAGTTGCAGTACCAGAACCACCAACTATTTCTGATTCCCTACCTAATACATAGCTTGAAGCTGCAGTTAAACGTTCAATAAATTCCATAACAGTTCTTATAGCAACTATCAATCTCTCGGTAGGTAATTGAAAATCGGGGTAATAAATATTACGCTGTGGATTAGATACAGGTATAAGTTTATTAGGTGCTATGGTAATATTCTGTGGTACTAAATTACCACTTGGGTCATAAAAACCTGGTCTTAATATTGACAGAGTATTGGCATCTGTTAACTGATTAAATATAGCATCAATCTCTTCAGCTAAAGGTTGCACCATTTCAAGATAACCATAACCTTCAAGTGCTGTAGGATTTTCTATTAAATCATTAATCTTGGTAAAATCTATTGGGCGTTTACCCCTTTTGCTTATATCTTTAATAGCTACTCCACCTAAAAATACTTTCCGTAATGGGTCTATTAATAATCTAACATCTTCAGAAAAACCATCCCTATCTATATCTATTTTTTTATATACTTTTAATACATCTATAGGAGTAGAACGTAGCTTAACCTCTTTTATTGTTTCAATATTTTCAGCAGTTGAGGATGCGTAGTTTTCATTTATCTGGTTATCAATTAACTTTTTAAGGTAGTTACTATTTTCATAAAGTGCGGTAGATACATTAATAGCTTTACCTTCTTGTTCCATTTGTTCAAGTTCGGAGTATAGCCAGTTACATTTAATAACTATTGGGTCATCATCTAAATTATTACCAAAGAATATATTTTCCCTTGGGATAATTTCAGCTTTTGTGCTTTCTTCTATCTTTAGTTTCTTTTCCTTGCTAAACGAAGGAGTCCCATCTTTTTCCCTAAGTTGTATTCCAAATTCATCAAGTATAGGAGTTTCTAATACTTCACCAGTATCAATATATTTAATATCCCAACTTACCTCTGTAGCAACATCACCATAGCTTACTGAAACCTTACACCATTGGTCAAAGAAACCTTTCATACGAGTTCTAACCCGTATCCACCAAGTCATTAGTTTATTTATTCTTTCTACCTTTTCTTTATCAGTTTTTTCAGTAGGTTTCCACTTAACTAAATCTTCATTCCATACTATAGGAAACATCCTTGAGTGTAATAAATCAATAATAGACATTGCAATTTTAAGTGAACGGTTACTACAATATTTCCAAGGAATTGTCTTTGGTTCTCTGTTGCCATAATAAAGGTCTTTTAAAGATTTCTGTTTAGTATCAAAAGTATAACCTACTCCTTTTGAATCCTGACCATAATCTTTCTTATTCCTTGCTTCCTCTAAAGATTTAAAATCATCAATAGCAGTTTCTACAAGCAACTTTTCCATTGGTTCATCTACTTGTATTTGTATAGAATTACTATCTTTTGATACTGGCATACTACTTACCTCTTTTTGTCCTTGGTTTAGTAAAATATCCTAAATCATCAGCAAACTTATGTTCTTTAGATACACTTGGAAAACCTTGTTTATCTTTCATTGAAACCTTCTTATCTCTCATACCCATTGTTTCTTTACTTGCCGCTGATTTGCCCATCTATTACCTCCGCTTTAATGTTAAGTATCTTTTCTTCTAACCTACGTTTCTTTTCTATTAGTTCATCATCAGTTAAACTGTTAAACTGATTAAACTGTATAAAGTTTTGGCTATGTTCTACCTTTTTAGTTTCTTCCCTTGCTTCTTTTAAACAAGTTAAAGCAACAGGTATTCTATCTTTAGGGTTTTCAATAGTAAGTGCAAGGTTATATAATTCCTCATCTCTTTCAAGCCTTATTCTTTCTTGTGCTATAGGTACATCTGAAATCTCACTAAGATACTTTGCTCTTAACCTTTCAACAAGTTTTAAGTTCTTGTTTTTAATAACTGATAATGTCATAGGATTTAATTCAACATTATGCACTTCCTTTAAAAGTTTATTTACTTCTGCGGCTGTTTTATATTGAGCAAACAGGTTACAGATAAAGTAATTACGCTCACTTAACCCGCTACTTCTTTTAGGTATTTTAGCTACAGGAGTTTCAATAGCAGTTTCCATTAATAGTATGCCGCTGTCCTTTCATAAGCCTTGGGTAAATTAAATGTAGGTTGCGATATAATAAGATACCTTACAACGTCAGCTCCGTGTTCATCTTTAGGTTTAGAATCTTCTTTAGGGTCTTTATCAATATTATTTTTCCATTCATCATATTGGTAATTCATTATAGAGTGTATTGTCTTTGGGCATTTATCTTTAACAAAGAATAGTTTAGGTTTATTATTAATATCTAAAGGTTTATCCCTATTGTAATGTAAATATTCTTTAACCTTTAAACGCCCACCCTCTTTATTATCATCGGCTTCAGTAAAAGAACACTTGTATTTATAGAGTTCATCTATTACTGACATACCAGTTGATATTAAAGGCTTACGCCCAAAGTTAGGGTCTATTAATCTTTTTATTACATTCCAATTAAAGTATTGTTCGGTAGCACGAATATAAGAAGCAAGTTCAGCAATAGTACCTTCCCTAATCATTTCATACATTACATAAACATCATTAAGCCTATCTATCATAGCCCAGATAACGTGATGGGGTAATCTATCGTGGGGGTCTAATACACAAATTACAGGGTAGTTATCTTCGTATTTAAACTCATTAATAAAATGTACTGCAGGGTTAATCTCTTTATAAACTAAACCTTTAAGATGATAAAACCTTCCGTGGATACGAGTTTCCTTTTCATCATCAGTAAGCATATCCTCAAATTTAGCAATATCTTCTTCTCTAAGTATTGGTGTACCTTCAATATCAAATTTATTATCACGAGTATCAGCAGTAAATACTTCTATGGTTTTACTATCAGCTCTATCAATAATTTCTTCTTTCATCCAAGGTTCAATTAGTGGAGTAAAGGTTAGTATGGTAAGACCACCCCTATCTATCAAACCACGCTGGGTAGCAATATACCTACGCCTTTCTACTGGTTCATCACCCCAAAATATATCAAGATCTTGACCTTCAAAAGCCATAAGGTCCTGTTCCATTGTAAGAAATTCTATTGTAGAACCATCTTTAGTTTTAAGTTTGTTGATATAACCTTGGGGGGAACGACGTACTTGGATTATCTCATCTGCTGGTAAGTAATCCCTAAGCTTAGGTTCTATTACACTATCTATCTTAAAAAACCTATCAGTAGCAATTCTAATCTTTACTGGTTTATTAAACCTACGTTCTTGAGGAAACCACGAGGGGTACTTCTTGGTAATCGCCCAGGCACACTCCATTGCCCCAAATACTGACTTCCCTACACGATTACCTGCTACTATTGCTAATGTCTTACATTTAGATTTATGGGCTGTAAACTGGATAGGATTAGGAACATAAAAATCCATACCTCGTATCTTACGACGTGAGTTAAGAACAGCGATCACTTCTTCGTGTTCACGAAGTAAACTCTTTTCTTCCTCACTTAATACTTTTTGGTTTTCTATTTGCTCCATAAATATTCACTTGAGGTTTGGTTAATAATACTTTAGGTTCTTCAATACTTTTCTTTTCAACAACACTTAACTTAGTTTCTAAAAACAAAACCTTTGTTTCTAAAAGTAAAACACGCCCAGCTAAATCCACGCTTGAGATTTCTTCTTTAACTTGAGTTTCTTCTATAGGTTCTTTTAACACTTATACCTCCAACTATTACAAAGTATAACATACTAAATACCCTCTAAAAAGCAACTGGAGTTAACTATAGTATTATCAATAGTTTACAATACATTATCATTACTACCTTAATTATACCCTAAACCTATATACTACAATAGGTTAGATAGTATTACTACAAACCAGGGGGGGGTGCTCAAAACTTCAGCCCCACCTTTGCCCCTATATAATATCTATTAATAATATATTAGTAATTACAGATATCTTTGAATACAACAATACAACATATACATCAATACAATAGTATTACAATATAACTACAATAGTAATTGCTAAAGCATTGGTTACTAAAACATTGGAAATAGAAGGGGGGGTGTATGGAATATTAGCTATTGTTATTGCTATATGAGTGGGGGTTGGTAATATTATTGTTATTGTGGTTGAGTATTATATAGCAATATAAACCCCTATAATATCCAATCCAATAGGTACGCCATAGCATTATAAACCTATGCTTATGTTACTTATAATAAATGTTATGTTAACTATGTATATAGTATTAAGTATAGTAGTATCAATGGGTTATGGATTAATATATGGGTTAATAGTAATTGCTAATGTAATTATATATGGGTATGTACCCATTAATGATATAGTTTTACTTTGGATTAGTAATTGATAGTTATCGTCTATAAATACCAATCTAAATCCTATTGTAAACCAATAATATAAATTAAGTTGACAATGGAAATGAATTGTAAACCATATTATATTAATAAGTTTACAATAGATATAAATTAAATATAGATCAAGATTAATAATTCTAAAGCCTTATTTACTACTCTAAAAAAGAATAGCAAGGTTGCAAAGAGTAATAAGTATGCTATACTTTTTATATGGGAATAGGATTAAGTATTAGATGTTTAAGCTGTGGTAAGCAAATAACCTATGTAAGATTAAAAACAGGAGAAGGCATTTGTGTTACTTGTGGTACTATTATGCCCCCAGATCAAGTTAAAGCCCAAAGAGAAGCACAATCAAAGCCCCCAAAAGCCCAGGATTAAGCAAGATTAGTATTAGCCATAATATTAGCCTTGGTCCTGCTATGTTTCAAGCCCTAATTAAGCCCCATAATAACCTTACCTATATTAGTACCCTCCCAAAGCCTAAAAGTTATAAAGAGGTGTTTTTTGGGATTAAAAATAAAATTAGAAAGTTTCTCCCAAATCCCAGTCCCACAACACTACTCTAAAGTATGTATGTTGGGACTTGGGACACTCTTTGTGGGATAAAGTAAAAACACTCCAATGTACCAAAGTATATTATTGCTTGGGATACAATTTTGGGAGAGTATATACAGGTATAAATTAACTTTAAATTAGCTTACAATAATCATACTAAAAATAGTTAAAATATTTCTTGACAAGTTATAACAAAATGTTATAATCCTTATTGTAGAGGGAAAGAGAAGTTAACCAAGTAAAGCGGAGGTGACAAAATGATACAGCTAAAGATTAAAGTATCAAACGGATTTAATTACGAGCAATACCAAACCAACACAGAGGTTTGCAAAAGAATGGAACAATTAAGAGAAAAGGGAATTGATGTAGAGAATGATGTTGAAGTTAAGAATTATCGTTAACCATTAACCAGGAGGAGAGATGAAAAGTAAAATAGAAATAAATGGTTGGAGCTTATCGATTATAAATAATGGATATGGCAAAGAAAAGGGTTTATATGAAATCGGGTTATGGAAAGAGAAATCTGATATTGCCGATACAATCAAGATTGAGGGTTGGTTATCCCTTGATGAAGTTTTAAAGTATATTGAGCAAATTGTTATTGACCCATTAAAAGTTTATGTTGGTTTATCTCATTAACCGCACCACAACTGCTGTCATTGCATTGAAGGGTGGAAAATGGCGTTGTGTAGCCAAGTGTGGTTTGCATAATGGAATGACTCCCTTAGATTTGAATGAACAAAAAGCCAATGCTCGCCTTATC